ATTCAGCAACTTTTGCTTCTGCTGCAAGTCTAATATCTACTGCTTTATCAGAAGTAATACTGGTTCCTCTATATTTAAGTATATCATGTACATCATATCTAAAGTTCATGTATTCTACAATAGTATGCCAACGGTCTTGTTTTGACAACTCTTGCCAAAGTTCTGGAGTGTTAACAGCAGTTGTAATTGCACTAACGGTATCAACTAATTTCTTTTGAAAACCAGCACCTTGTTTTTCTTCATACCATAAATTATTTTGAGTTTGCATTTGCTCTGTAAAAGCGTCTTTGTATTGTGTAAGGACTGCTAAACCATAACCGCTACCTGGGTCATAATTGGCTTTTGCTAATTCATCTGATACAATTTCAACCATCTTGGTGTAATCAGACCAACCTTTATTAACAATTGAAGAGCGACTGTTATCTAAAGCAGCACCTTGTTCTTTAAACTTTTGTCTTGTGCCAGGAATTGATTTGCTTACCAAGTAGGCTTGTGCAGAACTAGAGAAGGCATAATTCTCATCATTGAATATAGCACCTAATGCGGAAAGATTTGCGTTTTCCCCCATATCGGCAATAATATTTTCTATAACTTTGCCATTTTTCTTTACTAACGCAACAGCAGTATCATTTGGTCGGATACCTGATGTAGAATCAGACAAAGAATTTGTTATCATAAAGTAATCTGGGTAGTCATTTAAGAAACGTTCGGTTCCTTCGCTTCCAAATTCTTTGGTGTATTTGCTAAACAAATCAGAGTAAACTTGCAAAGGAGTTACATATTTTGGCTGCAATGGTAATATGCCAGCGCCCAGTGCTCTTAAGAATGATAAACTAATTGCATTATCTTTTGAGGTAGAATACATTGTGGCAAGGTCAGAACCAGTAGGTTGCCTATCATTTTCTTGAACAAAATCAAAATGTTCTTTTTGCAATAAAATATTTATATCTTTATTAAATTGGTCGCCATTTTTAGTAAAGTATGCTTGCCATGCTTGCCCACCTCTACGAAGCGTGTTAGGAGTTAATGGGGCAAAATGGTTTGCTGTAGTTCCAAATGGAAGCAACAAATCAGCAATCTTTCCTTCAAAATTTATACTTTTAGAAAGTTCATTTATTACTACTCCACCTAAAGGTCCAGGAGATAGTAACTGTCCACCAGTAGGGTTGATAGCATTAAACCAAGATGTAGGTAGTCTGCCCTGCATTCCTAGTAACGGCAAATCAACTGGGATATATTCATCACCAAAAGCATCAATTTGCACATTGCCAATGTAATCTGGTATTTGACTAATGGTAGCAATCTTGTATGGAAACTCTGGGTGGTCTAACATTATCTTGCCATAAGCACGATATTGTTCTACAATTGCTGGAAAGAACGCAATAAGATAGTTAATGGCAGAATGATAGTTCATATCTCTAGAGAAAGCGTTTATCTTTCCACGCAATTCATTTAAAGCATGTGCTCTTGCAACAGACTCAAATTGCCTTTGGTCTTTCTCAGTCAATCTACGACCTTGAATGTTTGCCATTGCAACCATGTTTTGTAATTTTTGTTGGTACTTAACACTAAAATATGGATTGTAAGATAACTTACTGGTTGGTACGGTTGCCAACCAAGCAACACCATTTTTTAATGTTTTTTCCATAGATTGTACAAAAGTACTTTGACCAAGTATGTCTTTTGTTAAATCCGTAATAACAGTTGGTCGTGTTGCTAAATCAGGATACATTTCTTTTAATATTTTAGAAGTAACTTTTCCTTCAAGAATTAAAGGATGTAAAGTTGGGTCTGGTGCAATTTTATTAACAACAGTTAAAACTCTATTGTATACATATTGCGCGTCGCTAGTTCTAAGATTACGACCTAGGTCTTTTACAAAACCAAATCTTTCTAAATAAGTTCCAGACTCATGACTTGCAATCCAATTAACTATGTCTTTTTCTGACATCTTTCCAGCCATAATTTTTCTAGCAACAATGTCTTGAGATAAATGGTTGGTCAATGTATTTATCCATGAAGTCATGTGCAAGTCTTCATTTTCACGGGCAACAACAGCGTGACCACCATCACGGTCACGACGAATGTTTGCCATACCAAGTTCGCGATTTGAACTAATCAACCCACGCATAGTATCTTTGCCTCGGATTTTTTCAACCATAATCTGTCCTTGAACACCACCATCATATCTTTGAAATCCTTCAATACCTTTAACAGTGAGAGGTTTTCTAGATACAACTTTGGCTGGCACTTTTGATTCTAAAGCGTCACGGACACCACGAATAGCGTCTAATTCAGTTTTTGCTTTTTGAACATAGTAAAGTTGTTTTTGAACTTCTGCAGAAACATTCTTAGATGGTTTTGCAAAATCATACCCTGCATCTTTTAATAGTTCTTCAGAACTAGCAATAATTTTTTCGTAGTATTCAATTTCTGCTCTAAGTTTTTTAAGATTTTGATTAGGATTTAATCTAGCAGCAGTTACTCTTTTAATTTTTGATATAGCGTTATTGCCATTAGACATCATTTCTAAAGCATCTTTGCTTAGTTCTTTTGTCATTGCAAACAAAACGCCATCACCATAGGCGCGCAATGTTGAGTCTCTAATAATGTTTATAGGAAAACCAATACGACCCAGTGTAAATGTACGCCAAATAGATTGAAATTCATCTAAGGCGGAAGTTCCAAGATAAAGTGTATTAATTGGGAGAGATGCTTCTGCGCCTTTTTTCTTTGTCCAGCGCTTCATTGCTTTATCTATTAATTCTATATCTGGAAGATAACCACCGTTTGCTAATTGTGATACCAACTGTGGGTCATGAATAATTTCCCCAGAACCAGTTGTGTCATCAAAAAAGTATGCTTCATTTTTTGAACTTGACTCTTTTGCCTTAGCAACGTTTTCTCTTGTCATTTTAAGATGTTGGGCTACAATATCATCTTTTAAATTTTTAGGTATTTTGTATTTATCTGCTAAATTTGAAATTGCCTTTTCGGTAAAAGATTCAATTAATAAATTCTTTTCGCCTTCATTGGTAAGTCTTGCAAAATCATCAGCAAACTTAAGGGCTTCTTCAGGTGTAAAAACTTGTTTTCTAACTGCCATTCTGGCAGTAGTGCGCACTCTTCCATTGCTTTGTAAAACATCATTGTAGTTTACAGTTTGATGAGGTGCGTCGTCAAATGTTCTGTGAACAAATCTAACTACTGCAGATATACCATTTTTTTGATAAAAAGATTGAATTACTTTACCACGCATGGTCTCACGTGTAGTAATATCTAGTGCTTTGTTATTTAATTCTTTAGCAAAAAGTTTAGCACTGCCTTGTTCCAGTCCTAAAGCAACACGTTGTTTTGCTGCGTCAGCCTTTTGATTTTCAACCCATTTAAATTTAGATACAGTTTTATCTGTAGGCAAAGCATCTGTAAGTTTTAAAGTATTATCTAACCAACTTTTTTCTGCACGTAATGCTTTTAGTTCTTCTTCAACTATTTTTTTATTTGCAGCATTTTTTGCTGATAATGGAAGGTTTTTATTCTGTGCAGTAGAGTAAAAGTTAAGGACTGCTTTTTGAGAACCAGCATTCTCTACAAACTCAATAGCACCTTCGTAACGTTGTATTTCTGCATGTGTACCTGGTGACTTGGCTTCTAGTTCGGCTATAGCATCTTTGTCGCCTCTGCCAACTCGGTAAACTAAACTTTGAGTTTGAAAGTCTTTTCCTGCAAGAAGAGCAGAACCAATCTGTCCAAATTCATTTCCTTTAAAACTTGAATGTTGTTGCACTGTAACAACATTGTTTTCTTGATTAAATTTGTATAATGGAGAGTAGGCAGTTTCTTCTCCCGCAGCAGTTTTTTTATGTAAAGCAATATCTGCTTCTATGCGTTTTGCTTGTCTGCCTTCTTCATTTGTCAATTTTGCAAGTGCTGACTCTACTGGTCCGCTAATCTTTGCTTGAATGCCACCACTTCTGACGCCTTTTACTGCAACGCTACCAAGTTTTACGCCTTTAATATCAGGTGCTACTGAAACTTCAAATCCAAAGTTAATTAAACCAGAAGTTAAGGCTCCGATACCTTTACTGGTATCGCCAAGTGTTTTCCAACCGCTAACATTACTTGCAGCGTGAACAACATCTCTACCAAAGTTATATTTTTCTTGACCTACTGCAGTTTCAGAAAGTTTTGCAGAAGTTTTAATAGTTTTATCTAAAGCATCAAATGTTCCAGATTTTGCAAGAGAACGTTCAACTTTACCTGCAATACCTGAACCAACACCAAATCCTGCAATAGCGCCTGGTACTGCACCTACACCACCTGCAAGCAGCCCTACAGCAAATCCGCCTACGCCTCCAACAATACCACCACCAACAACGCCAAGTGTAGCCATTAAACCCATACCTGCATCTTTACGAGCAAGGTCATTTATAAATGCGTAGTTAGAACGTACGTTACCAGTACCAGCCATTAAGGCTTTTACAAGATTACCGTTGGATTTTTTGTCAAGTTCTCCAATAGTATAAGTTACTGGTTTTAAAACAAATTCAGCAGCATCAATTCCGCCTAGTCTTGCTTTTTCAACGTAGTCATTGTAAGAGTTTGGGTTCTTTGGCATGTTTTTTGAAGTGTCAAGTGCAACACCAAAGTTTAATTTTTTGTTAGCATCATAAGGTGCTTGACCACCTTGATTGCCATTAAAAAACTTTTGTATATTTCCTAGTATATCCCACATTAAGCAGGCGCTCCAGGAGTAGGGTTGCTAAGAGTTGTTCTTAGATAGGAAACATAATCTCTTGTTGCCTGTGTTGAGCCAGGTTGGGTTGCCCACCATTCAATAATAGGTAAATGGTCACGCGCAGATTGAACATCTGGGTCTTCAGATATACCTAGTGGAAGATTAGGGACACTGTTAGGACCTTCGCCAACTGGAGCACCATAGGTGATAGGTTGGTCTGGTAACTGCGTTTCTGCAGTAATTGGTGTTAATTCTGATAAACCTTGTGGTTGCGCAGAACGTCCAGCCATAGGAGCAGCCTGTTGTTGTGCCATTGTTTCAACACCAGATGACCCCATTGCTCTCATGCCAGGGATATACTTAGGTGCTTGTGTGCCTGATTGACCATTCCCACCCGTAGCAGAAACGTTTGCAGGGTTGTTCTGCGGGGCATTTGGGCGCATCCCGCCACTTCCTCCTGTAACTACAGTCATGTTTCCTCCTACTTAATAAATTGTATTTTAGTGATAATTGGTTTGCTTGTATAAATGTCCCATTTAGAAGCAATCTCAATTGCTTTACGTACAATCTTTTCTGTAGATTCTACGGTAGTTACTTTCGAAATACCCAACGCTTCCATTGCACCGAGGGCAACATCGCCTCCAGAACCAGAATAATAGATACCACGAACATCTCTATCCCAAGAATAATCTTCAAAAATAGGATAAACAACGCCTTTAACCGAGACCAAAAAAGACGAATCATGCTCTGCAGCCTCTCCATCCTCTTTCATATCATACCCTGCGTCAATAAATAACTTGCGCATTTGAGGTATAAATGTCTGAGTCATAAACATATCTAAATCTTGTGCTGCTGTTGGCTTAGGTGCTTTCCAACCAAACTGCAATAAGTTAGAACCTCTACCAGAACCTGCACCAGCAATTAAAATTCCATTGTTTTCTATAATCTTATTGGTAGCCATATCAATTGGTCTACCGCTATCGTCACTTGAGCGTGAATCACACCCTAAAACAGACCAGCCATCACCTTGTATTGCAACTAATGTTGTCATTGTCCCCTACTTAGTTATCTTGTACGTGATGTACGAACGCTTGCGTTCGCTTTACCTGTTCCTGTAAGACTAGATATTAAACTCATAGCGTCTTGCGGTGGTTGCGGTTGCATCTCTACAGGAGAGCCTCCTGCTGGAGGACCTGAGGGAGCAGGGGACGTTTGCTCAACCATTTGAGTAGGCTCACCAGCAGGAGGGACTTGCTGCTGCGGGGTAAATGTGGCTTCAATAGCGTCTTCTAGTGCTTGACCTTTTTGACGAGCCTTGATAACCGCAGCAATTTTACGAACAACTTCAGAAGCGTCTTGTCCCTGTGTAGCCATCTGTGGTATTGCCTGTGTATAAGCAGTAAGCGAGCCTAGTAATGCTGCTCGCATGTCTTCAATTTCAATTTTTTCTAGTTCTTGAGTTACGTTTACAGTAAATGGTAACTCTCTCATAGCCATATCCTTGGAAATTAATTTTCCACCAAGTGCTTGTAGCATAAAGATAAGACCTTGTGCAGGATTAAGACCAGCAAGCATGCCATAACGTACATCTGCTGAGTAATCGCCCTTAATGTCTTTAGTTGGTTTGTAGATAACCTCGTAAGGCGAACCAGAATCTACACCACGAATTGTTTTTTCTTCTGGATAGATTACTTCGTCTGCTTCAAAACAGATTTTAATAACATCACGTAGCGCGGCAGCAAAGATTGCCTGTGCTGATTTAACCTGTGTATCAAAAGCACCCATAAGTGCTTGCACACCTTGACCAGTTACTACAGATGCGCTGATATTACCAGTACGAGATTCAGGATAACGTGAGCCAACGCGTAATTCTTCGTTAAGAAGTGTTTGCTCTGTAAACGCACCCTGTGGCAATGTCAATTCTACACGACGTACGCCTGCAGGATTAGATGTGCGAATAACTGCATCTCCACCAAGTTGTAATTCTTGTACATCTTGTGGCAATACAATAGGAGCCTGTACAGATTTCTCTGCTGCTTCCATTGCAAGCAATGCAAAACGGTTACGAAGTAACTGGATACCTAAAACATCATCAAACTGTCCGCGTAATTCTGTATCAATAGATGGTTTACGTGCAATAATAACCATCATCTTACCAATAGGATTGCTTACTTGTGACAAAACTAAGTTGTTTCTAGCAGGAATAAAGATTAAAGATTGTTCGTCATCATAGTAACGAATCATTTCAACTTGTGCATTTAGGTCTTGGCTGTATCCTTCTTTGCCAAGTAACTGAGTGTCATACTCAGGGAACTGTGAAATAAGTTCACCTAGTGTTAAAAGGTATCTTTTTGCAAAAGCAATACAACGTCCAAAGCGGTCAAACTCAGGATAAGAACCAATTGGGTTCTCAATACGAATACGGGGAAGTTTTGCTTCTTCATCTAATTCAATAATAAAAGGAACAAAGCCATAAGTGATATACCAGTCAGCGCCTGAGTACATCTGTACTGATAGGTCTGAATGCTGGAAGTAGTTAGAAGCAATACGAGTTCTTTTATCTGCAAATGTACGAGCACGGTCACTTGTCTGCACTGCTGCAGAACAGTTGATTGCTGGTAGAGGTGCCATTACCTCAGATAAATCACGGGCAACAACATCAATAAAGTTAGCAACTACGTTGGCATCTACACCATCTGGGAAGAAGTCTGGATATACCTGTGATATCTTTCCCTTACGGACAGCGAGCACGTCAAGGTTACGAGCATCGCGTTCTCTGTTGCGATAACGTAAAGACTCTACCCGCCCTGCAATTTGTTCAATTGATAATGCCACAGTTGTCCTTTAGTTGTATTGGTCTTGCCACTGGTCTGCAAACGCTTCGTCTAGGTTAATACCTATACGAGTTGACATCTGCGCTCTAGTAGCCCAACGATTATTTTGATATTGTCCTACTCTTGTATTTTGCTGCATTAATTCTCTACATCTTATCACTGCAAACCACAATGCCATTACACAGTCAGTTGGATTCTTAGTGTCAGGCTTCCAAGTAATGAGTTGCTGCACTAAAGACTTAAGTCCTTCAGAGCCTTCATTAGATGGTAACTCGATAATGTTGTTATCTTGAAAGCGTGTGTCACGCATGCTGCCAAATAAACTAGCCATAGATGCTACACCAAATCCAACATCCCATTTGTTCTTGCCTGTAAAGTGGGAGTTTAACTGGCAACCATAAGAAGCCAAAAAGTTTCTTAGGTCTGTATCCATTGCATAGTATTTCTGATGGGCGTTAATTTCAACCCTAAACTCTTGCGGTCTAAACCGTTCTACCCATTCTTCAATAAGAGCAGTTTCTTTTTGTGGAGTAGGGTCAACCATATTGATACAATCTAAAATATATATTCTACCATCTGAACGGTTATAAGATACCGCTACAAATGCAGAGCGTCCCGTCACAGCAGGGTCAAAGCCGATTACTGTGTAAAGAGAGCCTACGTTTTTGGGATGTCCTGGGGTGTCCTCTTTAAGTGGACCGCGCTTTCGCATACCGTTAACACTTCCTGCAACGCAAGCAGGGGAGAAGATGGAATCGGATTGAACATCTTCTTGTTGGTAAACCATTGCCCATACGGAAGGAGCAACTTCAGAGCGTCGCGTAAATAACGAGGGTCCGTCCCATTTGGGATATAGCCCTTGCTCGTTAACCTCATCTACGTCGCCCTCTTGCTTGTCCGTCCAGGGCCAGAGTGTTTTCCAGTTCTCTGGCTTCTCATCAAACTCTAAAACGGCTGGCATTGCCATATAGGTAAAGGGGGATTTACCGCCAGTCCATTGATTGCCATCTTGTATCATTTTGTATAAATCGATGGGAGCGACACGGGTTCCTACTATAAGTAGTTTTCCGTGCCGTCCCAGACGGGTGATAACTTCTTTTTGAAGCCATTCAATTTGCTTCTCCCATTCATGGGCATTTGCGTTCATCACCACATCGTCTAGGATAATCAGGTCGGCGCGTGCGCCATAAATCTGAGACCCGAATCCTAAAGCCTGTACAGAGGGGTCCTTTTCACCAGAGTCTCGTCCAGCACCTAGGTAAAGCATATCTGCTGACCAGGTTGGGGAGTCTGCTTTGTAGCCACCTTGAGGACCAAAGGCTACTTGTAACTTAGTCCAGTTAGGATGACTAAGGCGGGTCTTAATGGCTGAAAGGAACTTTCGGGCCATACCCTGGGTTTTGGAAACAATAATGATTCTGACGTTAGGGTCAATAGCCAGACGGTAGGTGACGTAGTTGATGGTCAGTACGGTCGATTTGGCATGCTCGGGAGGTACGTTAATAAGTACCCGGTTCTTAGCCCCAGGCTCGTAGGTCATAGAGGGATGTACCCATCTAGGCTCTCGTTCTTCAATTAGGTCTATCCATGACTTGTGATGGTCAAAGAGTTGGGTATCTAGGAACTGGGCTGAGAAGTCCTCAAAGGAGATGTCCTTTAGGTCGGCTAGGTCCACCTTGATACCCTCGCCTACAAGGCGGGCTTTCTCGGCTTCTTCCTTAAAGGTTGGGTCTGTAAAGGTCCACTGCCGGTAGGCTGACTCTGAGCGGTTGACCGCCTCCATAGCCATCTTAATGGTCTGTCCCTGCTCAAGCAGGGTAAGGACCATCTTCTGGGAATCCTCTTTAGATAGGTTCTTAGTAGCCATTACCTGTGTCCCTACTGGTGGCTCTTAGCAGCCAATCTAACGGTTGGGTCTAACTACCCTATAGGCAGTACTCTCCCATTATAATTATATATATTTTATTATACTATATATAAGGAGTTCCGGGTAAAAGGAGGAACTCCGTTAAAGTATTTATATACTTAAGATAACCTGTTCAAAGCAGTCATTCCGAACTTCGTTCGGATTATTGTCCTAGTTTGTCCTATTATATAGGGGGGTATATTATATAACAGATAATTTTTATGGGATACTATATACTAGCATTGCTTCGCAATTAAACAACCCTCGGGTCAAATGTCTGTAATTATGCTCTAGTTCATGCCTATTTATTGTCTGGACTATTCATTTATTCTGGTTCATGCGCTTATTGAGTGAGTAACTGTCTGCCCTGCCAATTCTTAATGAAATTTGGGGGCAATAAATATAAATAAATATGGAGCCGACAGGTACAACCCTCAACCTATGGTTGAAGGCTGGACATATCCGGTGAGTGTGTCCATATTATAATAATATGAGCAGGAAAAACTCGCCTTCTTTTGGAGTTGCAATTCTGGCAAAAGAGAGGACAATAGATACATGGGGAAAAATTCCCCTGAGCCAATTCAGGCTCTTTTCTAAGGATAGAAACATGACCGCAATTACACCAAAAGCAAAAGCACCAAAAGCATCACCAGCAACATCTCCAAAAATTTCAACCGCTTATTCTAAATTAATTACAGCCGGCGCAAATGCTGAATCCGCCAAAAGTAATTTTAATGTTGAGGCGATTGAATTTGTTATCTGGCTCGATGCTCAGCGCGAGAGCGTTGAAATCAAAAAGGCAACAATTTCAGCACTATCAAAAGACCTCACATTCTCGATGCCCGTAAAGGCTTCTCATGTCCAAGTAACCGGAACCGCCGTTCACATCATTACCAAGTATGGGCGGGAAAATAAGGTCAGCGAAATTCTAACCCTTGCCAAGCGTATTAATTCTGAAGTTGGGGTTGATGGCGCGATTGTTCACATTGGAAAATTCGCAACATTCCAAGAATTGAAGGATGGCACCAAAAGCACAGCCGAAATCCAAGCAGAAAAGGCAGAAGCCAAGCCGGCAAAAGATGCAAAAGTCCTCGGGCTAGCGCAGATTTTCCAAAAGACCATCAAAGAAGCCAAAAAACTAGACCTGACCAAAGTTAAGTTAGAAGGCTTGGACATCCAGTATCTTATCGAGATGAACAAGATTCTGGCGATAGTCGCTAAGAATAGCGGATTGGATAAGGCTAAAGCCTAGTAAGTAGAAAAGTAGCCCTCAGCCCGAAAGGGTTGGGGGTTATTTTTTTGCCCAAAAATTTTTCCAACACAAACCCAACACAAACTTTTTGAGGAGAAGCGAAACGAGCCGCGAGTCGAACAGCGCACCCAATTTTCAACACAAACCTGATGCGTAGCGAGTAGCGCGTGGCGCATGGGGCAGGTCATATTATAATAATATGGAAACCTTTTGCGCTTGCGCTTTGGGGCTGGGCATGGTAGACTTCTCTCAAGAAGGTCGGAGATGGATAGTCCAACTCCTAAAGCAATCTCATATTATAATAATATGGGGAAGGATAAAAAATGGGTAACTTGGTAGAAGATTCAGAACGCATGATTAAGCAATTACAGGACTTGATGAGAGCCACAGTAGAGCATAATAAGGCTTTGGATGCTCGCAAGTATGAGGTCAATATCCCTGCGCTTCGCGCTCTTGGGATGATTGACTAATGACCAGACCACCAACACCAGAGGAGATTAGGGCTACCAATCCCAACATGACGCAAAGGTGCGACAAGTGCGACCTAGTAATGAACGCGGATGCGAATTTTGGCACTTTTGAAAATATGCTTACGCTTTCTTTATCTGGTGGATATATGGAGTACGTAGATTCTGTAGCCATACCAGATGAGGAATTAGAGTTTCACTTATGCCATAAGTGCGCTCATAAACTCATGGCACAATTCTTTTCCCAATGGGATTTAACAAGTTGGCATCCACGCACCGAGGATAAGTACTGTGATGGGTGGACAATGGCAAGATGGCAATGGATTGCTGAGTCGTTTGATGAGTCATAAGTAATAGCCCACGCTAGGCATTACATAGGTGCAATTCCTATGGTGGGCACGACCATATTATAATAATATGGCATCTAGAAAAGGAGTAGGTATGAGTAAATGGGATATGCTAGCGGTAATTATTGCGCTAGTTACTAGCGGTATGGTAAATGTCATAGCCATTAGGCGCAATATCGTACTTGAACGGCAATTATGGGAAGCCAAGCGTAGATGGGTTAAATCACTTACGTCAGCCGAGCGTGGTTAATATGAATCTGGAACTAACCAGAGATGAGTCTGAAATCATACGCACAGCACTAGCGGAATATGCCAATAGTGCTACGCTACGCAATAGATACGAAGGGCATGCGATTCAGGTCGAGGGCTTGCGCTCTAGGTTGAGTGATGCTATACTTGAGGCAATGCTCGCCAAGATAGGCAAGTAGATATGGTGGAGAATCCATCATATTATTATAATATAAGGAGAAATCATGACAGCAACTGAAATCACAGAGGATGAGGTCGTTGAGCCTCTAGCCTGTGGTTATTGTAGTAATACTGGTGAGGATTTCAATGTACAGATTGCCAGTAGTGGTGAAAACATCTGCAATGAGTGTGGCTACACTTGCGAAAAGTGTGGCGACTTAGGTTCTATGGATGATAACTTCCACACAGTAGATGGTTCGCAGATATGGTGCGCTGAGTGCGTTACCAATTATGCTAACTATTGCAATTTTTACAGACATGGTGAGTACCACACATACTCTGAGTATTATCTCAATGACCAGAGTGAATACTGGTGTAGTTCATGTTGCGAATCTTATGCCGAATGGTGTGAGGGTTGTGATTCCTACAACAGAGAGGGTTGTGAGGAATGTGAGGAGAGTCGGAGTGATGGAGGTTGCATCCACGATTATTCTTACAAGCCTGACCCTATATTCCACTCAACCGATAGCGATAATACTAGGCTGTACTTTGGTATCGAGATTGAGGTAGAAGCCAAGAGTGCCAACTGGGATACGCGCCGAGAAGCGGCTGAGTATGCCTACCGATTAGAGCAACTGGGTTTGGCTTATCTCAAGAGTGATGGCTCACTTAATTGTGGGTTCGAGATAGTTACCCATCCCATGACCCACGCTTTCTTTAAGAATGAGGCGCAAGAGTTATGGATTACTACCAACAAGTTAAAAGATGATATGAATATGCAATCATGGTCTGCTAAAACTTGTGGACTTCACATTCATATATCACGCTTAGGGTTTGGTGGTGGTGCGCATCAACACCGATTCCTGCAACTGATATATCACAATAAGGACTTCTATTCGGCACTAGCCGGTCGTGAGTCCGATAACTGGGCTAAGTTTACTGATGTGCTTGATTACCGCACAGGTAAGCCATCATTCGCTAAGAAAATCAATAACAATAGGGATACGGATAGGTATTCTGCTGTGAACACTATCAACCGCCACACACTAGAGATGCGAATCTTTAAGGGTAGTTTGAATGAGGGATTTATTAAATCCACAATAGATTTGGCTCATGCGAGCGTTGAGTATACTCGCAGGATGTCATTGCAAGAGATAAAAGATGGCTCATTAACGCCATCAGCGTTTACCGGATACGTGTTAGCCAATGCTGATATGTATTCTGATTTGATAGGTCGCATGTCTAGAGTAGGCATGCTTGAATCACACATGGAAGGATAGACTATGTGTTTACTAGCAGTAATGTCGCCTAATGCGATACCAAAAAAGAAGGACTTAGAATGTGCGACGTGTAATAATCCGCATGGCTTTGGCTATGCTATCATTACACCAGATGGCATCCTCACCAATAGGGGTATGTCTGCACGTAAGATAATTGCTGAGTTTCTTGAGAAGCGTAAGCAATACCCAGCATCATACGCCATGTTTCATGCAAGGTTCGCCACGCATGGAGTAAAGAATCAAGAGAACTGCCATCCATTCATAGTAGGTGGAGATAAACGTACCTACTTAGCGCACAATGGTATCCTTGACGTAGATATACACGCGACCGACAGACGTAGCGACACGCGCATATTTGCTGAGGATATTCTACCTAGAATGGGTGGGGTTACTTCTCTAGATGATGACAACATATGGAAAATACTAGGTAAGTGGGCTAGTGGTAACAAGATAGCCGTACTTACTGTTGACCCTGATGCTAGGGATAACTGTTATATCCTCAATGAAGGTCTAGGTCATTGGGATAACGAAGGTATCTGGTGGAGTAATGACACCTATAAACCTGCTGTATGGGATAAAACTTGGGGTCAATACTTTACCAAGAATCCTGATGTGAATGAGGCTGAACTACTAAGCAGTTGGGGCGGGCGAGATGATGTTACCTGTCAGGGCTGTGGTTCCTTGCCGTTCTTAGAGGCTAACCCATACTATTGCGAGATGTGTATGGCATGCTATGATTGCGGTCAGATATATGATGGAGAATGTCTATGCTGGGCACCAGAGATGGATGCTTGGGCTAAGCAAAAACGTAATGAACAATACATACTAGGAAAGGTGGAATAATATGAACGTAATAGATGTAGATGTTGAGAATGCACAAGCAACACAGGATGTGCTACGGGAGTTACAGATTGAGTGCTATGGCAGGGAAGAAACTGCTTGGGCTAAAACTGTAATCATTACCTATGATGGTGTTGAGTATGAGGTACGCTTGAACTGGGATGAGAATGATGGATACTCAACCTATTGGGAGGGTGCTACCTTACCTCATGCACGTTTGCCTGAGTTCGAATATGTATTAGACTGCATTACGGAAGGCAGTGAAGTCTAGTGGCATATTATAATAATATGGATACCATCATAGGTAACTGTACTGGCAACGGCAATCCAGATGCTTGGTTTCCCGAGTTCGCTGGTGGTACAGTACCTCGTTCAAGAGTAGATGAGGTTGCGTACCAAGTAAACTATGCGTTAAGTGAATGTGCTACCTGTCCGGCTAAACAAAGTTGTTTAGATGATGGTATGCGCCCTGAAAACTTAGCGCATGGCATCTGGGGTGGGCTTCTCGCTGCTGAGAGGCTTGCCATAGTAGGACATAGCCCTGATGAGTTCTATGATGGGTCTGCTGAGAAGATTGCGTTCAATATGCTAAGAAGAATCGAACCCTTACTAAGGAGATGATATGAAACGTGGACTATTAGTAGCAACAACGATACAACTAATCATTATAGGTGCATTACTTGCACTTCTTATCTCTCCAACGCCAGAATCTAAGCCTGTTGAACATAAGCAACACGCTTGGACTAAAGCAGACAGCCTAGCCTATGCCAATGATAGGCTAGTGGTGTGGTCGGGCAAGCAAATGACCTGCCTAAGTAGGTTATGGGGCAAGGAATCTGCGTGGAATCCTAAGGCTAAGAATAAGCACAGTAGTGCCTTTGGCATACCGCAGATACTCAAGTTAGACCATTCCTTATCGGCAGCACAGCAGATAGATAGAGGATTAGCCTATATCTACTATCGCTATGACACACCATGCAACGCTTGGAAGCACTGGCAGAAAAAGAAGTGGTACTGATGAAAGATATAACTACCCTCAAG